CTATTGAAATTAGTGTTATTCAGAAATATACCTCTGACCAAGGAGGTAAAAAGGAAGTAAATGATATTAGTAATTTGATTATTAGTAGAGTTTTAACTTCTAATAGCACATTTGGAATACAGCAGTATCTAACAGATTGGCAAGTAATAAATTGTGAATATCAAACAAATTCTGTAATATTACAACTGCCAAGTGGTTGGCAAGTAGAACAGAATATATTTTTTATGCAATTGTTGAATCAATTAAATTAATAATAAAATGGCATTAGTAAAAGGAACAGACCTACGAATCTATGTAGGTACAAAGAAAATAGCAAATGAAACAACTTGTAGCATTGAATTATCAACTGCTATGATTGAAACTTCATCTAAAGATAGTGGAGATTGGGCAACATCTATTCCAGGTCGTAAATCTTGGTCTTTATCTGCAACATTGCAGTTAGATTATACAGATGGTGGTTCTAACTACACTTATGATGAATTGTTAACAGCTTGGTTAGACCAAACTGCATTAACAGTTACATTTAAAACAGCAACTGTTGGAGACACTACTTTGACTGGTTCTGCTTATGTAGAATCTAAACCAGTTAAATCTGATGACCAAACTATCTCAACTTGTGATATTACATTGAGAGGAACAGGTGCTTTGACTAAGAATACAGTTAGTGCTTAATTTTTAGATTCATAAGATAGATTAGAGGGGAGGGTATTATATCCCTCCCTTTTTTGTAAAAAAACAAACACACAAACGAAATGAAAACAATCGAATACGAAGGTAAAAAACTAAACTTTGATTTTGGATTAGGTACGATTAATGATGTTTATGTTAAAGAATTTGGAGGTAACTTTGAAGATTTAGTTAATATAGAACAATTTCAATCTGATACATCTAAAATCATTGAAATAACAAGAGATATGTTACTAAGTGGACATATTTATTATTTATTTGTAAGTGGAGAAGAGGAGAAAGCAGAAGAGTTATTAGCAAAGAAAAAATCTTCACGAATGATTGCAACAAAATGGGTAGAGAAAATGGGTTTAATACAAGCTCTTAATTTTATAGGAGAAAGTATGCAACCAAGTGAAGTTGAACAACCACAGGTAGCTAATACTACAAAAAAAAAGAAGTAATCACTTGGTCTAAGATTAAAACAAGGATTCTTAGAACAGGTTTAAAGCCTTGGGAATGGAAAAGAATGACTTTTGGAGAATTTCTTGACTATGAATATGGCTATGAATATAGAAAAGCTGAAAAGTGGGATGAGACAAGAAATTTAATGTGGGCATCTTTATCAGCGATGGGAGGTAATAAACAACAACCCAAAGATATGATTCCACTTTGGATAGATAAATTGGGTAAAAAAGAAATAGAAGAAGATTACCTTCCTGATGAATTGGTTAAGAAATGGGTAGATAGTTTATAATATGGCAAATTACAAAATAGGTGTTGAATTTGAAGCAGATGGGTCGAAAGCAGTAAGTGCTATTAACCAAGTAGCTCAGGCAATGCAAAACTTGCAAAACCAAGTTGGCAGTAACACTCGACAAATCCAAAGTTCATTTCAAAATCTATCTGTTTCTTTTGGTAGCATTTTTAAAGTATTAGGTACAACTTTTGCAGTAAATAATATTGCAGGTTTTATTAAAGATACTGTTGATGCTACTGCTCAATTACAACAGACAAAAATATCATTTGAAGTATTTACTGGTAGTGCAGAGACTGCAAAAAATATGCTTTCTGAATTGAAAGATATTGCTATAAAGTCTCCTATGCAATTCCAAGATATTACTAAAGGAACTCAAACATTATTAGGATATGGATTAACTGCTGAGCAAGTAATTCCTATCGTTAAAATGTTAGGAGATATTTCAGGAGGTAATACAGACAAGTTTAATCGTTTAGCTTTAGCATTTGGTCAGGTTAATGGTGCAGGTCGTTTAATGGGTCAAGAGACACGACAAATGATTAATGCAGGATTTAACCCATTACAAGCAATTGCAGACAAGACAGGCAAAACAATGTCTGAATTGACTAAAGAAATGCACGATGGTAAAATATCAGTTCAAGATGTAGCTGATGCTTTTACTTATGCTACTTCTGAAGGTGGTAGATTCTATGGAATGGCTGAAAAGCAATCACAAACTTTAGGTGGAGCTTTAAACAAATTATCAGAATCATTCTTTTTTATAAAATCAGATTTAGGAGACTTCTTAACAGGTATATTTGATATTCAAGGTGGTGTACAAGGATTGGTAAACTATTTAACCAATTTAATGGCTCCATTAAAAGATTTAGTACAAACATTTTCTTTATCTAAAAATGTAATGGGTATTTTATCTTTTGCATTTGATACATTAAAAGGGAGTTTTGTTATAGGTATTAAAGTATTTGAAAGCTTATTATCAGTAATTGATAGCATTTTAGGTGGTATTAAAACAGTATTTCAATGGTTAGCTGATAAAATTCCTGCTTTAGGTAATATATTTAAAGGATTATTCAATGATACTATTGGTAGAGTAACAAAATTAGGACAAGAATATTCTAAAGCACAAAAAGCTACTACTACCAAAAAAGAAGAAAAGAAAGAAGTTAAATTTAGCACTAAGCCTTCAAGTGCATCTTCAGATGAGATGACTAAGGCTGAAAAAAATAAATTAGATAAATTAATTGAGCAATCTAAAAGTGGATATACAGAATTAACTAATTTATTTAGAAGTTATACTAAATCTAAGTTAGAAATATTTGATGAAGAAGCTAAAAAGGAATTAGATAACTTAAAAAAGTATCATCTAAATACTTATAAGGTTGAACAATCTCAATATAAATTAAGACAAGATTTAGCATCTCTTGAATTATTTAAACTATCATCAATTGTTAATAAAAATATTTCTGTTGAAGGTCTTAAAAAGTCTTTAAGAAATATGGTTGATGTTGCAGATAAAGGTTTTGCTGAATTAAGAGGAGTTATTGATAGGTCAATAGCAAATAATCCTTTAAATGGAATGGAAGCCTTTATGGAGAAGTTTGCGAGTTTAGATACTGCATTTACTTATATTGTAAATAAAATAACTTCTAATGATAAAGTTTCAAGAATTACAGAATATGCTAATTCAATTAAATCAGCATTAACTGATTTTTCTGTTGGTATATATTCAGGTTTTGGAGAAATAATTGGTGGATTAGTAGGTGGAATGATGTCATTTCAAGATGTTATCAACCAAATAGGAAATATGTTTTTAAATTTAATGGGAGATTTACTTATTCAGATAGGTACTTCTGCTATTAAAATGGGTATTAGTGCTGATGCTATAAGAGAAGCATTATTAGCAATTGGTATTGCAGGTGGTGCCCCTGCTATTATTGCAGGAGGATTAGCAGTTGCTGCAGGTTATGCTTTAAAAGGATTATCACAAAAAGCTAAATCTACTTCAGAAGGTTCAGCATCAGCATTATCAGGTAAAACAACTGGTAATACTTCAGGAATGAAGAGTGGTGCGTCTTATCAATATGGAGGGGCAAGTTATTCTACTCAATCCATTAGATTAGCAATTGATTTAACTGGAGCAATTACTGCTTCACCAACAGGATATAATATTAATAAATCTTTAGAAACTGTTTTAAGAGTAACAGGTAGATAATGGTAGGATACGGAACAAAATACCGATTTGAATTTGATGCAACTTGCAATCCATTCGGTACATTATTAACAACCAAAGGAAAAGTATTAATACTTAAAAAAGGATATTCTGGTGCAATAACAGATATTCCTTATGGACAAGTAAGTCCAGTAGAAATTGATTATCCTACTTCTGATGATGATATATTTTATCCTTTAAAAGGAAGTGTATTATCATTTAATGTATATGGTGGAATTATCAATATGGATTCTATTATTTCAGAAGATGAAACTGAATACTTTATAGAATATTATAGAGATAATGTTTTATTTTGGAGTGGGTTTGTTTCCCCTGAATTATGTGAAGAAGATATATTTTTAAAATACCCTGCAATTCAATTTAAAAGATTTAACTCTTGGATTAAAATATCCTAAAGGAATTAATTCAGTATTAGAAATCCTACAAAAAGGATTAAATTCTATTGGTTACGAATATGGTTTAAATGTATTGTGTAAAACTTGGAATACATTAATGAGTAAGACTGATTACTCTACTCCATTAGAGCAATCTTATATTTATACAGCAGGATTACAAGATAAGAATTTTCAATTTCAAAATAATTTAGACATAGTTGTAAATCTATGTAATACATTTAATTCTATACTTTATCAGAATTATGGAAGTTGGTATTTTATAAAGCCTAAAGATTTAGCTTTTGGAGTTAATGAAGCAAGTAAGTTTAGTCAAAGTGGAACTTTAAATACTTCTTCTAAACAAGCTATTCCTACATTAAGACATGGAACCGATTTTCTAATTATAGCTGAACCTAAAAGAAAAGTAAGAAGATTTTATAAACAACAACAAGTTGTATATCAAAGAGGTTCATCTAAATTTATAAATGGTAATTTTAATTTATGGGATGGAACTCAAAATGAGATTTCATATACTGATACATTAGATTTATTTGCTTCAGGATTAACAGAAACTAATTTTACTTATTTTACTAAAAGTTTTTTAGGTACACCTAAAACTTATTCATTATATGATTCTGTAGCAAATGATTATTTATTAGGATTATCTGCTTCTGCTTCAACTGGATGTATATTTGCTAATTTGCCTGTATCAGCAAATTGGGGAGAAGGATTTAGTCTTGGTATTAGTTCTCCAACTGCTAATCCTTCATTCTCTGTTACTATTTCTATACCTTTTGGATTAACTTCTAAAATATGGTATTTTGATTTTAATGATGAAATATGGAGAGATTATGAAGTAGTATATACTCCTGCTGATACTACATCATTTAATTATGATTTTCAATTTCCTGATGTATTAGATGCAGAATTAATTAAATATCCTGATTATAAAATAGGTATTAAATTATATGCTTCTACAAGACCTGGATATTCAGGATTGCAAACTATATATGATAGAATATTAGTTAATGCTAATGGTAATTATTTCTATGGAACAAATGGTGCAACACCAATACCATTAATAAAACAATCTCAATCAAATAAAGATTCTTATACATTAACTAATCCTAAGAAATCAACTATTACTCCTGACCCATTAACAGTTTATTTTGGTAGTAATATTACTACTGGAGATATATATTTACAAGATTGGAATTATTCAGATATATTTACTTATTATGATAGTGCTTTAACAAGTACTGGGAAAGGATGGTTTGAAAGAAATGAATATGACCCTGCACATCCTGAAAATGGTGGAATTTATGATATTAATGAATTAAATGCTCGTAATATCTTAAATCAATATTCTGATTATAGAAATATATTTACAGGTACAATTATTGGTAAGAACCTTCAGTATGGTGCTATTTATGAATTTCCTATTCAAGGAGCATTAGCAGAAAGAAAATTCTTTCCTTTATCAATGAAATTTAATGAGAGGGATTGTACTGCTGATGTAGTATTATTAGAACTTTCATCAGGAGAGATTGATGCAGAAATGGTAATTGACCGATATGATGCCTATGGCAATTTAATTTCCTCACAATCAAGTGAGAGTAAAAAAAAAATCGTAACGGGGTAGGTACAGACCTTGGACAAGCAGGTTCTACATCTACTATATTCCAAAAATTTGTAGCCTTCTTTATGGATGATTTTAGACCAATAGTATAATGGCAAGAGAAATAGGTTATTTTTATTACGTTAGTAGAACAAAGATTCAAATGTTTGGAAGTGGAGATTTTGCTTCCAATGAGGATAATGGTTATGTGTATGGTTGGTTAGAAGATACTCTAACCAATTATTCTATAAGAGCATATCTAAATACTTTCAATCCTAATACCATTGATGCTAAAGCAGGAGTTCAATTCAGAGAACTTGCTAAATCAAATGTTCCATTCTCAGGAATAATGGTCGATGGAGAGGGATATATTAAGATATACAGGAGATTATTAAGGGATGGTATAGTTTTATCATCTAATGCAGTAAACGTATCTCAAACGGAAGGTATTTGGTTTCAAATAAGAAAGGTGTCAAATGATTTCTATTTTGAGTACTCATTAGACCCTGAAAGTACTTCCGTAAGTTCAATTAATTGGGTAACTTTGGGTACTTCAGTAGATGATACAGATGCTTGGACACAAGTGGAAAAGCATATGAATGTTTGTAGTGGAGATGATTTTGTAAATGAAGCATATTTTACAAATGTTTATACTGAAGGAGGTTGGGTTAGTCCTGTTGGGCAAAAAGAATAATTAAATTATGGCAACTAAGATATTAAGAGTATTTCAAGAGTTTACAAGTGAAGGATATGTTCCTATGCCACCTGCTGGTAATATTGATTATGGATATACAATTGCAGGTACATTCCCTTCTACAACTCCTACTACATTCCAAACTGATAATCCTGATTTAGAAGTAACAGTTACCGAGGTAACAGACTTTTATGTATGGATTCGTTCTCATGGAACAGAATGGAATTATCAATATACTCGTAATGTTAGGGTTTATCCTGATAGTGCTGAAATCAATAATGTTGTTATGGGAATCATTATTGCTAATTTAGGCAATACTGTTCCTTATACTGGAGCAACACAAAATGTTGATTTAGGTGAATATGGATTAAAAAGTGGATACCTTGGTTTTGATTTAACACCAACTAATACTCCTACTACTGAGGGTACAATGTCGTGGAATAGTGGTGATGGTACTTTAGACTTAATTTTAAAGGGTGGTAATGTTACTTTACAAGTTGGTCAAGAATTAGTTGCAAGATGTTATAATGCTGAATCAACAACTTTATTAGATGGAGAAATAGTTTATATTTATGGTTCACAAGGTAATAGAGTTAGTGTAAAAAGAGCAAGCAATTCTGCTGAATCTTCTTCATCTGTAACATTTGGAATGGTTACTGAGCATATTGAAAGTGGAGCAGAAGGATATGTTACTATATCGGGAGTTGTTAATAAGCTAAATACTTCATCATTAACTGCAGGGACTGCATTATGGTTAGGTTCAACTCCTGGCACTTATACACCAACTAAACCACAAGCACCAAGTCATGCAGTATTAATTGGATATGTTGAAAGAGTTCATGCAACTGTTGGTTCAATTTATGTTAAAATTCAAAATGGCTATGAACTTGATGAATTACATAATGTTAAAATCACTAATGTTGCTGAGAATGATTTCTTAGTTTATGATTCATCTGTTCATGTATGGGAAAATAGACAAGTAATTAAAGCTAATGGATACGTACCATACTTTGATTCTACTGACTTATTTAATACTTCTCCTATATATTCAAATGGAACTAAAATTGCAATTGGTACAGAGTCATTTATAGGCACAAATTTAGCAACTATTCAGGGTGGTATTTGGGCAGAAGAAGTAACTATCAATGGTAATGCTTTGATAAGTACTAATCCATTATCAGGTAATTTTTTTATAAGCAGATGGAGTGGGACTACATGGGCAACTTTATTATCTTTTTATGCTACCTCAATAACTTCTTCAGTTGATATTGAAGCTACCAAGTTTATTAAAACAGGTGGATTATCTACACAATTTTTAATGGCTAATGGTGATAGTGCAACTATTAGTTCTTTGAGTATATTATCAGGAAGTGGAACAATAAATTATATCCCTAAGTTTAATGGTTCATTAACCCAAACAAATTCATTGTTATATGATAACGGAACAAGAATTGCAGTTGGGGCAACCAATCCACAATATACGTTTGATGTTAGAGGAACTTTAGGGGTTTATAGTTCTTCAACGTACTATGGTTATCAGCAGATTGCTAATAATGACTATTATTTTGATTCAGGAACAGGTTATACGTTTAAAGCCAATAGTGCAGTAGCTGGATTAACTGCAATGCGTATTGATACAAATGGGAAAGTTGGATTTGGTGGGATTACTACTCCATCTTATAATATTGATGTTATAGGCGATGTAAACATATCAAGTGGTTCGGTTTATCGTATTAATGGAACTCAATTAAGTACAACTTACGTTACTGAAGGCACTAATAAATATTTAACTGATGCAAGTTTAAATTTACTTCTTGCTTCAAAAGCTACTGCACCAATAAATTGGAACGTTGTTACAAATGCTTTCTATATGAATGCAGCTAACTCGGGTGGAAGTGGTTATCTTTCTTCAACAGATTGGAATACATTCAATGGTAAACAAAACGCATTAAGTGGCACAGGAATTGTTAAATCAACTTCAGGAACTATTTCATATTTAATCGATAATTCTACGAATTGGAATACGGCTTATGATAGGTCAATCGTTAGTGCAAGTGTTAGTGGAACTACTACTAAAACTTTAACATTAACAAAACAAGATACAACAACAATTACTGCTTCTTGGACTGATTACGATACCGCACCTGTTACCTCTGTATTTGGTCGCACAGGGGCAATATTAGCAGTTAGTGGAGATTATAATACTTCACAAGTTACTGAATCAGGAAACCTATATTACACAGATGCAAGAGCAAGATTAGCTATTAGTGGAGGTACTGGAATTTCTTACAATTCTACTACGGGTGTTATAACAAATACCATAACTCAATACACAGATGCTATGGCTCGTGCTTCTTTGTCATTTGTTGCAGGAAGTGGTGCTTATAACTCAACAACGGGGGTTATTACTATTCCAACTAATACAAACCAATTGACAAATGGTGCAAGTTTTATTACTTTAGCATCTTTGTCAGCAAGTAGTCCATTGTCTTATAATAGTGGAACTGGTGCTTTCAGTATTAGCCAAGCAACTACTTCAACAAATGGTTATTTATCGAGTACCGATTGGAATACGTTTAATAACAAGCAGAATGCTTTAACCAATCCTATCACTGGCTCACTAACCACCAACTACCTTCCAAAGGCAACTGGTGCAACTACGTTGGGGAATAGTTTGATTTATGATAATGGTAGTGGAGTAGGAATTGGAACAACATCTTTATATACAAAATTCACCATTCAAACAACTGGTAATAGATTCGAATTTGACCAAATAGATTTAACTACTGCATATTTAGAGGTATTAGATGGAACAAGAAGTACATCAAATATTTTATCTATATATTCAAAGTCATTAAATTTTTACACAAGACCAAGTGGATATAGTTTAGCAATGTCTATCACCTCCACTGGCAACGTAGGTATCGGAACGAGTAGTCCGAGTGCTAAATTGGATGTTCAAGGAGATATTTATTCCAATACAAGGATTTTAGCAGATACATTTGGAGGATATTCGGGTGGTGATGTTACATTAACTACAAATACAAGTGGAACTGCTAATTTGATTTTTAAAACTACTTCTACCGAAAAAATGCGTCTTAACTCCTCAGGCAATTTAGGCTTAGGAGTAACTCCGAGTGCGTCTAATTTACCAACATTTGAAAGTCAATATGGTTTATTTGTAGGTCAAAGTCAAACAAATATTGTAGCTAATGGATATTATAGTAGTGGATATATTTATAAAAATACTGACTTAGCTTCAAGATATCAACAAATAAGTGGACAACATGTTTGGTACACCGCCCCAAGTGGCACCGCAGGTACTGCTATCAGCTTTACCCAAGCGATGACTTTGGATGCGAGTGGTAATCTTGGATTAGGGATGACTTCTCCTACAATTGCTTCAGGTTTTAGGTCATTAATCATAAATGCTTCATCAGGGTCAATTTATAGAACTCAAGTAAATGGTACTATTGCTTTTGATGTTCAAGCAGATTCAGCTGGTACTTATTTATGGGAATATAGAAATCTTCCGATTTTTATAGGTAATAATGGAAGTGAAAAAATGCGATTAGATAATAGTGGTAATCTAATGGTGGGGAC